GCTGACATCCTTCTCAGCCAGCACCATTTCGCGCGCTTCGGCCTGACGAGCGAAATGCGCAGCCAGATTCGGATTTGGCTTCGGATCGGTGAACAAGAGCCTAGGGTAAGTCACCGTATCATCGAGCGTCACAGTCGTCACGACCGACACAGGCATCGACTGGAACATGCGCGCAACGTTGCTCACGTAGCTGTCGAAGCCCTTGAGGGCCGTGGGCGAAACTTGCAGCGTCCACAGCGGCGTGTCCTCGTCCGAGTCAGGTGGAAGCACCGCCAGGAGACGCCCGTTCTGGCATTCCTTGGCGCCGCCGCCTTCAGGCCACTGGTTGCGCGGGCAAGAAGCGCAGTCGTCGTTCTGCTTGACCGGCGAATTGCTGGACGGCACCATGGTCTTGAGGTTGGTGCCGGCAGAGTAGCAGGCCGGTGGGCCTTCATCGCCCTTCTTGAAGGGCCGGTCGTACCAGTTGTTCGCGCCGGCAAAGTCGATGATGACCAGTTCCAACGGACCAGGAGTCGTCGTGCCGTCGGGCAAGATGAACTTCTTGCTGTCCATGCGGATCTTGTTGCCGGACGCCGGCGCAACGCGGTCATTCAGCTCGGCGGCTTGAGCCTTCAGCGCGTCCTGAATGGACATGACGTTGGCGGATTTCTTGACAGCGACAGCAGTGCCGACAGTCTTCTTCGGGACAGTCTTGGTGGTGGCCATAAGGCTCCTTCGTGGGTGGATGAACTCAGGCGCCCGTGCTCAACAAGTTGAGTCGGCGCTTGTTGAACGGTTCGACTCCGGGCACTTGCTTACCCTTAGCGAACAGTTCCCGAACAGCGAGGTCTGACAGACGCCGCTGAAACAGATGGAAATAACCGGTTTTCTTGACGTAGGCATAAACCTGATCCCAGTCAGTCACATTGCCAACGACAGTCGAAGAGATCGAGACAGATGCCTTCTTCCCGTTGCCCTTCGTAGTGCCTTCTTTTTCGAGCTTCTCCATGAGCTGTTCTTCAAGCACGGAGTACTCGGCTTCGATAGTCTCGATCTCTTTCGTCAGCTCCCGTTTGCGTTCGCGTAGAACGTAGAGTTGATCGATGGTCGGTCCGATCACGACCGGAGTCAGTTTTGCAGCGACTTTCGCAGCAGTAGCAGCACTCGATGCCATGCGTTCTCCTAAGATGAGTGAATCATAACATGAACTTGAACGATCAGTCAAGAAGTTTTGCTGCCACCATGTCAGCAATGAACTTCTCTACAACTTTGTCAGCTTGATGCTTCGCAGCATCTTCTGTCGGCGCTATGACGTGAAAAACGTAACAAGCACCAAAAATTTCACACGTGACTCTCCACCTATGCTTGACAGGGGCAGAAAGCTCAAATTCGACTTCGATCTTGAATCGATCCAGGCCGCTCACTTCGAATAGTTCTCAGCGTGGCCGCCCTCTGCATTGAGCGGGATGTCGGCGCACCACTTTGGCGGAGTTCTGAAGCACTTCAACATGAAGTCGAGTGCCATCTGTGCGATGGCTGCTTTCACACATGCCACAGCTTCATCGTGTGTAGTCATGACGAGTCGATATTTGCGACTGATCGCCAGCATCTGCACGCCAACGATGATGCGCGCCAAAGCTTGTACGATGTTCTCGCACAGCAGCCCGCCATAGATTTTCTTGCGTTGATCGCCGGCCTCATACGACCACTCTTCATAGCCGTGTTCGTTGGTTGCTCTGCGGAGGTTGGGGTACTTGAGCGTCAATCCGTTAGGTAGCCAGATCGTCTCGGCGCCCCAAGATAAGCACTTGTATGATCCTGAACGGCCTGCAGCCATATCTTCAATGATTCCCTTGCAGATGTCCCACCCTCTGACAATGTTGGAGTTCAAACGGCGATACTTGTGAACGATGTTCTCGCATTCTTGCAATGTGAAGTACACCGGTGGACCGCCGAGAGCGCCCTTCGCCAGAGTGAGTTGAAGCTTTGCAGCTCCCATCTGAAAGCCTAGACCGAGAACGACGACCTTGCCAACGAAGCGTTCAATCGTGTCGGCTTTCGTGATGACACGTCCATAAATCGAGCTGGCCATCAAGCAGTAGGCATCCCTGCCCGTACCTGCATCAGCAGCTGCAAAAGCGGCCAAGAGATCGTTCTGATCCCAGAGCCACCCGTTGGTCCGTGCTTCGATCTGACCGGAGTCCACAACAACGAGATGGTGGCCCGCAGGGGCTTCGATAGATAGCCGCAACTCTCCACCGCGAGTCAGGTTCTGCATGTTGCGCTTGTCGCCGCCACCCCACCGCAAAGTGTGAGCGCGTGCGTAGGCATAGTAGGCCGGCAGCGGCATGCCGTTGGCGCCTGCTGTCAAGAAACGTTGAGCACGTGTGATGTTCGTAGTGGACTTCACCGCCAATCGCGCGTCGATCAAAGTACGGATTACAGCAGCACGTACAGCTAGTTCGATGACAGACTTCTTCTTGTTGCGATCAATGTCACTGCTCCATTTCTCAGGAGCTTCAGGCAACATGATGAAGTCTTGATCGTCCTTGGCGAACGCGAAAGACCATTTCGTGTTGTCGTTTGGTCGACCGTTCTTGATCCAAGCTGGACTGATCTTGACTGGCGGATCGATCTTCTGCGTACGCAGCAAGTCAGCAAATTTCAAATTGCTGCCGCATTGTTTTTTCACCAACATCAGATCAGCGGCGCGCCCAGTCAGTTCACGTTCAGCTTTGGTCCAGCCTTTCTTCAAGTCTGGATCAGTTTTGTCGATCAAAGGCAGGACAGCCAGCAGTGCTTCATCACGAGCAGCCAGTTCGCGTTTCAGCTCAGTCTCAACACGCGGTATGTTCAGTCGCAAGACTGGGTCTGTGAACATGCGACAAGTCACATCGATCAGATCGATCTCATCGCTTGGCATTTTTGGCTGCATCAGCATGAAGATGCGGAAGCATTCATCCACGTCATTGCGACAGTACACACTAGTCGTTTTCACCAATGCTGGTGGCCAGTCAAGCACTCCCATCGTAGGTTGAAGCCCGCCAGCAATCTTGCCTTTGCCGCCATAGAACACCGACACTTCGTCAAGGCCGGCACCGATCTCATTACTGTGAAGACCGCGAGCCATGCTCAGCGTGCAATAGATCCTCTTCGGAAAAATCTTGTAGTGGTGACTGAGGATGAAACCATCAAACTGCGCGTGATGTGCGAGCAGTGAGTGAGTCGCCCAATTTATTGCTTTGAGCGCACTCTTGAGTTTTTTGGCTGAATAAATCTTGGTCGAACTACGGCCAATCTTGATCCCGACCATTTGCGCCTTGAAGCGCGGATCACGAATGTACTCACTGGTTGACAGCTTCTTCAGTGTGTAGTCTTGATCGTAGTACGTCTCAAAGTCGAGTGTGACCAACCGATCCCAGTCAATCTCCGCAAGATTGAATTCGACTGCTTTAGCTAATGCTTTCGGAGCTGCTTTAGTCTTGACTGCAGATGCCCAGCTCATGCGGTCTCCAAGAAGAGTGTGCACTTAACATGCCGTTAAATGCGGCTGAATATAGCCACGTCGGCAGTAGCCCCCAGGATGGTTGCGACTTTCTGAGACAGTTTGAATTCAGCTTGTTCGATAGATTGACGTAACTCGCTTACCCACACTAATTTGGGCTCATTCATAGGAATAGGAATTTCTCCACCAAGCTCATTCAGTCGCACAAACTCTTCGTCTCCGAGAAGAGTGTGGATGCCGCTGTTTTCGCACCGTTGCTTCAACTCAGCAAGGAACATTCCATGAGTCTTCTTCGGCTCTTCGGTCTTGGTTGCTTCGACCATTTCATTAGAGCCAAACCACTTCCCGTTTCGGTAGAACCCCGTTCTACCTTTCAATGTGAACGTCAACGTGGTACGTTGAGCATCTCCATCCAATTTCAGTGCGTACCCTACCAGCGGGCCGTTTCTGCATCGAAGAGTGACTGTGTGAACACCTCCGATTTGTTTGGTTGTCTTTTTCGGAGAAGAGTGCTTCATGGCCTTTTCGGAGAAACGAACTCGAACAAGTCGAGCAAGTTGTTCTGACGTGCATCTTTTCTCATGCACATCTCGTAGACCTTCTTCTCGATGGTAGACGGTGCAATCAGTGTCACGACTTCAGTCTTGTTCTTCTGGCCGATACGAGCTTGACGCCTGTTGGCTTGCGTCCACCATTCGAGGTTGTAGGTTGGCCCCGGCCACATGATCGAAGTACCTGCGGTCAACGTCAGTCCGTGCGCCACTGTCTGTGGATGGCCCAACATCAAGTCGAACTTTCCAACTTGGTATTCGTTGACGAGAGCGTTGCGCTCGTAGTCGGTTGCCGCTCCATCAAGCACACAAAAATTCAATCCAGCCTTATCTGCTTCTTCAATGAGCAGATCGCGCTGGTGTTGCCAGAAGAACAGCAACAATGGATGCTTGCGTGCTGAGGCCATTTCTATGAGCGTCTCGTACCGAGTACGGTCAATCACGTGATACTTGCCCAGCGTGTCGTACACCGCGCCTGATGCGATCTGCAGCAACTTCGTAGCTACGGCCGCAGCATTGATAGCTTGGATCGACACGCCGGTGACTGCTTTTGCGCCGGGGACATACGCAGTTGCACCGGCTTTGTTCAGCTCCATGAGCTGATCAACCAGCATGAGGTCGTAAGCTTTCTGCTGCTTCGGTTCGAGGTTGTAGTCGACTGAGTAGAAGTGCGTCGGAGGAATGTCCACGCAGTCCTCGAACTTGTGACGAATCACGATGTCGCTGAGCAGCCCGAACACAGCTTCTTCGGCGCCGGGTTTGTCTTCCCATCGAACCGCATTAGCGTTTTGACCCACTTGCCGCGCAATACAGACGTGTCCGCGAAAGCCGTAGAAATTCGGACCAAGTCGATGACCTTCATCGAGCACGTACATCTGGTGCCAGATGTCGCAAACGCCATTGCTTATGGGCGTAGCAGTGAGTACGCGGCGATACTTGAACACTGGCTTCGACGCTATGCGCATATGCGCAATCTTGGCCAATGCACGGGATCGTTGCGTAGTGTGATGCTTGAATGCCGTAGCCTCATCGACCACAAGCTCATCGAACTTCTCGAACCAAGATTTCGATTTCTTGACGAGTACTTTCACTGCATCATGGTTCGTGATGTAAACGTCAGCCTCAGCATCGAGCGCATCATCCCGGTTGTTGGCTGTAGCGATAGACACTTTCATGTCAGGTGCAAAACGAGCAAAGTCATTACCCCATGCAGTACGAAGCAATGTGCGCGGTGCAAGCACCAGCAAGCACTTGCCCTTTTTGCGACGACGTTGTGTGAAAGACCAGATGCGTACTGCAGTCTTGCCCGTACCAGGGTCAGACATGTCAAATACAGCATCTCTCGTGCTGTCGTGTTTAAGGCTGGATGCTTGATGCTTCATTGGAGCAAGCAATGCCTTCGCACGAGATTTGATCATTGCAGTAGGTGTGAGTTGATGAGGCGTTGCTCGCAAGATGCGAGCAGTGTGTTGTAGCCTGTGGCAGTGTTCACGTCCGCATGGACGTGGAAAGCAATGAATGATCCAAGCACAATGACTGCAGGATCGCTTTGCAGCTCACCACCTTCAGCAAGAACTTGATCAACAGCATCTTTGAAGCCGGACGCGATTGCTTCAAGTGGTTCATGCGGAAGATTCTTCGCTACGCTCAAAGCGTATACGAAGCGGTTCATGACCGCTTTCCAACCGAGCAGTCACCTGTGCCGTTGGGAAATCCGTTTTCAGGTGCTCCGTACGGGCAGTACTGACAAGAGTATTTGTTCGCGTTTGCCGGAAACTTGGTGCAACTTGTCATGGCTTGTCCGCGAATGTTCCACTTGTACTTGAGCTTCAAACCTCTCACTCGCTCATAGGTCACGCTGGTCAGAAGGTCTTGATCGAGATACCACAGCTCAGTGTGTACGACTTCAAGATCGGGATACTTCAAAAACGTGGCCAGTTGATAGAGCATGAGCTGCTCGCCGTGCTTGATCTCGTTGCCAAATTTCTTGCCAGTCTTGTAGTCGATAGCGACTGCTTCGAAGTCACTCAAGAACACCAGTGCATCGAGCTTCATGCGCAGCCATGTTGGCACCCACAGGTACACGGCTTTGCCGACTTTCACAACTTGGCCGTCGCGGCCATAGTCCGGCAGCTTCTTGACTGTTTGAGCCCCAGGATGAGGGCCAATGGACACCCACTGACCGCGCCAATCCGCAGGTTCCCAGGCATCGTTGAACCCCCACTCGCCTTCCAACGAAACCATGCCAGCGTCGTACAGCTTGCGCAATGATTCCAGTTCAACCTTGAACGACTTGGCTTCAGGCGAGTAGTGAGGAGTAGTACCCCGCACGTAGGCTTCGATCTCGTTGTGAATGCGCGTGCCACGGTCGTTGGCATGCTCTGTTTTGCCTGGGGGCAATGGACGGACAGGCTCAGGAATACGCTTGACGTACTTCAGAAAAGCCATCTGCTTGCACTTTTCGAAGTCGGTAATCCGTGAGTGCGACCATGAAGAGATCATCTTTCGTCCTTGTTGATTTGTTCAGACTCGGATGATAGAGCCGGTTTTGTCGAACAACTGATCATCTAGCTGTTCGTCAATGTATTCGTTAGAGAAAAAATAGTTGTACTGACCTTCAATCTGCCTATACATCCAGCTTGCAAGATCTTCCATGGCTTTGACTGCTATGCGTTCTTCGTGTGCGATGTGTCGATCATCAATCGTGCCATCGCACACCAGATTGACCTCTACCGTTATAGCCATGTACCGTGATGACGAATCAATCGTCATCTGGATTTCTCCGCCACTCTCGAGTTTTGCACACACTTGCATCGCTATTAAGCGTTCAGCTATGTTGTGCAAAGTTGTGTCTTGGGGAGTATGTTCTTTGATCGCTGAAAGCATGTCACGTCGGTGAACATACGCACCAACAAAGCAAAGTCCATCGCCCTGTGAACTAAAACCCCGAAAGTAAATTTTGTGGCTAAGACCTTCTTGCGCAATCTCGACTCCGAGACACTTTGCGCATTCAACAAGGTCAGTGAAATCCCACCAATAATCCCGAGGGTAGTCTTGCTGCTCGACAAACCATCGGCGTGCTCGCTGTTTGGCTTTTTCGTCGAGGTCCGCAAAACGCATCCCTGTCATTTTTTCCGCATCGCGTCGAAAAAAATGGCTAGTGCAAGGATGTTGAGGACTGTCCAAGTAGTCAGCCAGACTATCGACCATGTTGATGGATTGTCAACTCCCCAAGCTGTCAGCAAAGCCCTTACTGACACGACAGCACTCATGAGGACTGAGAGAAGTACTAGCACGATGTTCCCTTCAACGCTTTGAGCGAACTGCGCAGTTCAGCTTCAAGCTTCTCGATGCTGGTAGTGAGCTGTTCATAGGTTTCACAACCGGAATAGCTCGGCAAGTTGCAAGCAAAGCGACGTACACGCTTTGTGCAAAGCACTCTGACTTGAGCCATGATGTTTTCGATTTGTTCATCCATCTTGGTCTCGGAATAGGAAGAGCCCGCCCACCGTGCGTACCTGCCGTGTGGGCGAACTCTGGGCTACCGATGCATCAACAGGGTTAGAACGAATACGATAACAATGTTCGGCGTCCTACCATTGAACGAGAGGGCTGCTGAGATCAACGCCGCACGCGACGCTGATCTTGGAAGCCCCCGCAGGGGTCGAACCTGCATTGCCGAACATCAGTTGGTGTTCCCCTGATGCATCTCTCACGCTAACGATGTCAGGCGATACGAGCATGAAAACTCGGACTCGAACGACTACGCTAACGAACTGCCTGAAACTTGAACATGACAGCAGTCGAGAGGATCACTTCGCGCACTTGACCACCGAAGCTCATTCCGCCTGCCGGAGAAACTCCGGACTAGGCCGCTTCCGACGTGCGGCGCTCGACAAGTACCAGACCGGCAATGCTTCTGGTGTCCTACTGCCATGATTGGTGGAGGTACTCAGCTTTCACCTTTCCCCCCGTTGACTACATGAACGGCTTGAGCAGAACCTCGATCAGTTCCTGACCGATCTCGCGATCCACGATCAGCGCCTCATTGGCCCGCATGCGAGCCTTCTTGACCTCGACGAGCAACTCGTCGACGACCTTGATGGCGTTGGCCTTCTGCATCGTGGTAGCTGCGCCGCTGCGCTTGATCGTAGTGAACTTGCCCACGATGTTGTCGCGCGTCGATTCCTTCACTTGCGCCGGATGCTGTTGAGTGGCCTGTGCCAGAACCACCGGCACCATGATCTTCTCGGTCTTCGTGCCGTACTCAGGCGGTGCGACGTAGCAATTGGAGTCCGAATCGAACGTCCAGCTCTTCGACGCATCGAGCGTCGGCACCGCCAAGAACAGCAAGCGGATCTTGGCGAGACGCGCTTCGAGGCCGAGCAGCTGGTCCACCGGCAGACTGCCGAACAGAACGTTGTCGCGGAAATACACGTCGGCCATCGCGTTAGCGTTGGTCGCGTTCTTCTGAAATTGCACGTTCTCGGCGTTGCAGTACAAGTCGAGAGCGTACTCCAGCGTGTCAAACACGTTGGTGGCGACCGGCTTGTGGTCCATGGCCTGCGCTTCGAGTGCTTCGTTTGCCGGCGTGTCTTCCAGCATCTTCAGCGACTTGGTATGGCCATTGAAGAAGTGCTCGTTGCCGAACTTCTTCAAGGTCTCTTCGTAGAGCGTGTTCCACGCCGCCGAGACAGTCTTCTCAGCAGCGAGCAATTCGTGAAGCTTTGGCATGATTTTCCTTGGTGATGATTACGAGGTGTTCGGTGCGCAGGAACCGAGAGGCTGCGCCCGCAGCCAATCCTTTGCTTTTACCCCCAAGCGCCCGTTCCCGCGCTTGTTCTGTCCGCCGAGTTGGAGAGTCTCGGCGGTTCAGTCTTCGAACGCCGTCGCGATACGTGCCAGCGCTGCTGCGCCATCCGGCGCCATGATCAACTCATCAAGCAAACGTTCTTTGACGACATGAGCAGTAGAACGAACTTTGTCTACAGCTTTCTCCCATCCTGCAGCTGCGGCCGCATTCGCCATCATCTCCGACGTAAGAGGGTAGTCGAAGAAGGCGTACAGACCGCCGTATCGGTCGTAATTTTGATCCTTCTTGACCTTCGCCGTGCCGGCGCGGATCATCTTGATCTTCTCGTCATCGGTGAACTCAACTTCTTCCGGCTTTTTGCCGAGCGGCGCAATCTTGCGTGCGATGTACTTTTCCATCGCTTCCTTGATGCGCTTTTGCGCATGATCGAGTTGAGTCTTGGTCAGTGCCGCCATGGTAATGCTCCTTGTTGATGAAAGTTCAAACTTCAATTTTCACGTGCTCACCCCACGGTGGAACGACTGACGTAGTCATCAACCACAACACCGGATAAGGTGGTGGTTGTTTCGGAAATGAGCCGTACCCGTCTGTCAAGTACAAAAAAACTTTGGGCTCGATGCCCTCTTTCTCAACCCACTGAAACGGCGGTCTGAAGTCCGTTCCGCCACCGCCCGTGATCTTGATGTCCTTGGACTGAAACTCATCGTCCATTTCAAACTCATTGACTTCGCCGATCTCTGCGTCGCATTGCACGAGGTGCGTCATGGTCGGTTGAAGCTGGTTACGCAGCTCATCAACTTCGGCCATGAAAGCATCGAAGATTGGCTTGGAGATCGATCCTGAAGTGTCCACAGTGATGACCAACAAGCCCATCGATTCAGAATACAAACCGGGCAAATAAATGCCCAAGCTTGCATACTTGCGATTCAAGCGAGCGTACGAATAATCTTCACGCGAATCTTCAGACATGAAGCGCCGCAGCACTGCGCGCCAGTCAGGTTTGGGAGAGACGATCTGATCAACGAACCGCTGCAGCGATCCTGGCAAACTGCCAGCAGCTTTCGCTGCATTCGCCGCCTGCACAGTAGCGATCTGCCAGTCATCAGCATTGATTGCAGGGTCAACGTCGGCGGGTAGTTGTTCAGCATGCCCATCGAACGAACTTCCCGGTGGATTTGGCGGAAGTAATTCATAGATCTCGTCACTTGACATGCCGTTAAATGCGGCTGAATACAGCCACGTCGGCAGTACCGTGAAACCGGAGTCCTTGAGTACGCCGTTGACAACATAGTCATTGGCATAGTTCCACCGTTTTGGTTCACGTCCATTCCGACGGCCGATGTGCTGAAAGACGCAGTGGCCAACTTCGTGAGCAACGCCGGCCATCACAACATCAAGGTCGTTGTTGTTGACCCAATCAGGATGATAGAAAATTGTCTTACCGTCCACAGCAAGTGTGGGTGGATTCAGAGCCGCGTTCTCCATCAGCATCAGCCGCAGCGCCAACGTGCCGAAAAACGGCTGCTTGACGATCATGGCAATGCGTGCGCGGATGAGTTTGGTTCGAGCTTCTTCGTTCATTTGAACTTCTTTCGCACGAGCTGAATAATGATGGCATTGAGAATCGGTTCACCGCTGTCGATAAGAGAATTGACATCTTTGACAAGTTCAGCAGAGTCCGCTGTAGCACGCTGTAAAAGACAGTTCCACAAATGCACATGAGCTGGTATTTTGAGATCTAAGGCTCTTACGACTTCGAATACTTGCTTCTTGTCTAAGCCCATGGCAACTGCTTGAGAATGTCATCAGCCTTCTTTGCTGTATCAGCGCGCAGGCGTTTGTCCTGGCGCAGCCGATCCGGGGGTACAAGGATTGCGTTCAGCTCGCTAGCAATGCGATCCAATTCTGGATCGTTCGAAAGGTTCAGTGCAGGAAGTACTTGGATCAGCTCACGAGCATTCGTGATCAATGAGTCATAGATCGGCGACTTCTCGTTGCTCAGTCGCTCAGTCATCTTCTGCACAACTTCACGTACACGTGTCCAGCATTGCTTGAGTGTGTCGTGCTGGCGTTGTTCCATGCGTGCAGTAATCTCTTTCTTGATCTCATCAACGTATTCAGCGTTGAGATTGACCCGGAAGTCATCAGCTGTAGGCACTGGTGTGACAGCAGGCGGCGGAAAGCTGAACTTTGCGCGCACGTCAGCAGGATAGTCGGCGGGGTCGTACAGCGTACCCAAACGCGTGCGAGCTTCTTGCACCAAGGTAGGGTAGCTGGCCACGAAATTGCGCACTTCCTTGTCGAACTCCGAACGGAATGTGCTGATGGCCTTGCTGAACTCCATGAACAGCGCACCGGGCAGCAAACGTTCACCGTTGTCGCCCCAAGCCAGCGTCATCTTGTAAAGGTACACCCGCGCCGCACCTTCGATTTTGCTGATTGGGTCGAGTGCATCCTTGCGGATGAGAAGTTTGTTGTAGCGTCCGCCGTCTTTGGCGTTGTGAGCTTTGTCAACCTCGTTAGAAACGGCGCGATCATGCTTTCGCGCTGTCCACTGACTGACTGTCAGCGTAACGAGCATCGCAGAGTCTTGCAGTGGCTTGCTCATGTTCTTGCACCCTGATTTTGTGATTCAGACACTTGACGTGGTTGATTGCGCCCCACCATTCGCGAGCTGGCACGGGCTGACGATCCGATGTCACTTTCCATCGACCGTTCTTGAAGTAGAACTTGATCACACGATCACGTCAGCGTTCTCGACACCCCATTTCGTGAAGGTCTTGTCGAGCTTCAGTTCGTTGCACTTGACCAGTGCATCACGGATGTAGATGACTTGCCATTCCTTGTCCATGCGTTTGATGTAATCCATGAATCGTGGAAAGGTGGCCTTGTCAGTGGCCATGGCCAAGCTCGTTGTCAGTGCATACAACGTAGCAGGTTCTGTTGGAACTCTGGTTCTGTCGGGAGCGATCTTGATCTCATCGACAGTTGGCAAAGTCTTGACCACGCGCATAAACGCGGCGTGCTCAGCTGCAGCTGGCGCACCGACGGTGCCAATCACCAGCATGTACTCTTCAGTCAGTGGCAAGTTCGCGCCCATGATCTTGTCCACTGTGAACCAAGCACGCGGCGATGGGAATGCGACCGGGTTCGTATTTGGGTCAAACGAATGCAGCAGGTTGCTGCGGAATCGCAAGAAAGCGATCAAGCTGGCAGAGACGTTTTTCGCCATTGCGTAGGCGACAAAGTCATCAAGATCCACTTCGAAGTCGAGATGGGTGAGACGGTTCGCCAGCGCTGCCGGCATGCGATGCACGATGGATCGATCGATAGTGCGGTTGCCAGCACCGCCGATGGCCCAGCCTTCAGGCAGTTTGTAGCTGCCCACACGGCGATCCAAGATGAGCTGGTATGCAGCGGCTTGAACAGAAGTCGGCGCGCTGACCAGCTCATCGAGAAACAGAAGACCCTTGGTCTTCGAGCCCATCTTCGGCAGGAAATCAGCTGGCAACCAACGCATCACGCCCTTGGCAGCATCAGGACTGGGGAACCCTTTGATGTCCGTCGGGTCCATTTGACTCAGCCGGACGTCGGTGAACTCGTAGCCCAAAGCGTCGGCGCTCTGGCGTGCAACTTGGGACTTCCCGGCGCCGACAGGGCCAGCGATGTAGAACGGGATTTTGAGACTTGCCAACGTACGAACTGCAGTGGCAATTTGAGACGGTTTGGACATGCTGTTTTCCTACTTGTTTGATGCAATAATGCATCGCTTGCTTGGGTTAATTGAGGTCGCGAAAATTTATGGATGACATGAATGCTGAAATAACGCGACATGACCGCAGAACTGTGGACAGTCTTGGAGAGCGTTTGGCGATGCTGGAACGCGGCCTGCCAGCAATGATGGGTGAGGCTGTTGAGCATGCCTTTCGTTCGGTCATGAAAGACCCCGAGGTGCGCCAAACCTTCTGGCGTGCAGGGTACGAAGAACTTGCTGGTCACGCCGAGACTGGCGCTAGCAAATGGGTCGGCAAGCGTATCGTCACAACTCTGATCATGGCAATGGTGACAGCCGGCCTTGTCTGGCTCGTGAAGTCCGGGGCGATCAAATGACTTGGCTGCAAACTCTTTGGAAGGCACATGTCACAGCCATCATCTTGGGGGTACTGCTGGGTCTGTTGCTGGGGCCGCTCTTTGGTGTGGTGTCGGAATCCGTTTATGGCGCCTACGACGAGGCGTACCCTGTGGTCGAGATGCACGGTGATGTCCAATCGACCACGGTCCATGACGTAGTGCTACACATCAGCGGCGAGAAAAAGCGAGGGTGTCAGCCCATGCGAATCACCGCTTATACGCGCGACAAGAACGGCAACCTGCAAGACGCCAACATCCAGAAGCTGGGTGTTGCCGAGCGCGGCTTATCCAGGCCGCTCGGTCCGGTCGACTTGGGGCTGTGGCGCATCTGGCCGCGCGACGGCGCTGATGGCGTGATGGTATTCGTAACGCATCAATGCGCAGGGCGAAGTGTCATCACCAAAGTGGCCGACGTTGTGCTGCAATGACCTCCAATTTCAGGATCACTTAAACACACGAAGGTTGCGCAATGACCAATCTACCCGACCCCAATCTGCCGTGGCCGATTGCCTTGGAGGGAGTGACCCTCATTGCGAACTACGAGGGGCTGCGCTTCAAAGCATACCGCTGCATTGCCGGCATATTGACGATTGGGCGCGGGCGCACCACGGGGGTAGTGCCCGGTCAGACATGCACCGCCGAAGAAGCTGATACGTGGTTTTGTGCTGACCTGACAACCTTCTCGGCCGAGGTTCGCAATATGTGCACCGAGGCACCATGCGACAACGAATTCGCCGCTATGGTGTCACTGGCATACAACATCGGCACCGGCGCGTTTGAGAAGTCCACCGTGCTGCGTTGCCACAACGCAAAAGATCAGCAGTCAGCAGCCCGTGCATTCGGCCTGTTCAACAAAGCGCGCATACAGGGCGTGCTGCAAGAAGTGCCAGGATTGACTGCACGCAGGGCCGCTGAGGCTGCGCTGTACCTGACCCCCGATGACAGCGACATCAGGCAGCGCATGCCGCAGGCCGTCGCCGAAGAAACGTCGCTGGCTGCTTCGCCCACGGTTCGGACGGGTACAGCCGCTGTCGGGGTGGGTACGGTGTCTGTGGTGGCGGAAGCAGGTAGCCACCTTGGGGAGATTGGCACCATCGTGGCTCAAGGCAAGACGGTTCTGCTTGAGACGCTGGGCCTGCCGCCAGAGGGGCTCATGCCCGGTTTGTTGATCCTATTCGGGGCAATTGTGATTTGGCGTCGCTTCGGCCAACGGATCAAGGGCTGGGTCTGAAATGGGGCTTGTTTTAGCCCCTGTTTGGAGTCTTCTGAGGTCTATCCCTTGGTGGGCCTACGTTATCGCCCTGGTGCTGGCCTGGGGCGGTTGGCAGCGGCATCGTGCACAGTCGGTGGCAGCGACATACCAGAAGGCACAGGCAGAGGCTAGCGCCAAGCGCGAGGCCGAGCTAGCCAAATCCATCGCTGAAACCGAGCGTCGGTTGGAGGCTCAAAGAAAGGTGACAGATCATGCAATCGTACAAACTGCCACTGCTAAGCGCGATGCTGTTGGCGCTGCTGCTGCTGCTGCAAGCCTGCGCATCCGGCTCGCCGCTTTCAACTCCGGTAGCGGGGCCAGCAATCCCGCCACTCCCACAGGCGGCGATACAGCCACAAGCTCCGTCGATCTGCTCGCCAACGTGCTCTCTCAATGCGTCGAACGCGTTCGAGTCCTGGCTGAATACGCCGATCAGTCTCGCATCGCCGGAGAAGCCTGCGTCGGGGCCTACAGCGCGCTGAAATTTACAACTGAAGGAAAGACACCATGAACCTGCCAATGCTGCCCCAAGACAAGGCAAACCATGCGATCTACGGCGCCGTCATTGCGCTGGTCGTGCAAACCCTCGTTGCGCTTGCTCACATCAACGTCGGATTCCTGCGCCCAAGCGACGTGGGCCTGATCGCGGCCGTGTTGTTCGGCGGCGCCAAAGAAGGCGTTGATGCTTGGCAAAACTATCGGGCTACCGGGAACTTCCGTACTGGGCCGCATGGCGTTGAACCCTCGGATGCGGTAGCTACGTTCTGCGGCGGTTTGCTGGTTTGGTTGTCGTGATCGACTATGCGGCAATTCAAGAACTCACTGTTGCCACGCTCAAACGTGCCATTGCTACGCAAGGACTGCCTTATGAAGAGCGTGCTCTTGATGTGCTTGTGGATGCTCGTTTCGGCAGTATCTGCCGATCCGCAGAATCCCTGCAACGTGCAACCACCGAGCGTGCCGGCGCCGTACACCGACTGGCAGAAGGGCACAAGCAGCGTCAGGTGCGCACCCGCACCCGTGGGCAAGGGGACGTTGCCGTACATCAGAGCGAACCAAGCCGGCATGATGGTGTGGATGTGGTGCCCGAACGGCAACACCTGGGCGCTGTCCAGGGTCGCAGCGACATGGGCTTGGCTGTCGGTCAACAACGTCGCGGCTGATGGTGCTGCAATCGCTGCAGCGGCCGACCCGATTGCGGCCTTGAAGGCGGGTTTGGACAAGAACGTGTCCCTGCCTATGGGCGACCCGAGTTTGACGCCCGTATGGTGCCCTTACGAGGCTCAGGTATGGGCCAGCAAGCCGGCAGACGTCGTGCCCCCGCCTCCACCCCCTCCGGCTGGTGTGTGGCTCACGTCAGGCCTGTCAACGTACAACTCCACAGGCACAGCGCTCGGGTCGTTTGCGGGCCTGGGCACGAAGGGCAGGGCGTGCGATTGCACCGCGCCGATCAAGGTCGGGACCAGCATCTACTGTACATTCGTCGGCGCAAGCAAACCGACCATCGTCGCGCAGTGCACGAAGCAATAAATGGACATCAGGATCGATCACTACTTTCACCATCCCGGTGAGAGCGAGTCCGCTGCCAAGCTCGACCAAATGGCAGCAGCATTTGCAACTCTGAAGGATTCAATCATGGCAACCCTGCAAGACCTCGAAGCCGGCCTTGACGCGGCAAACACCAAACTCGACAAGGTACTGGCGGAAGTCACGGCATACAAGGCCAATGCCGGCGCAACCATCGCCGCTCTGCAAAGCGCGGTAACTGCGCTGGAATTGGAACTCGCAACTGCCGGCACCATCCCTGACACGGTTGCTGCGAAACTGGCAGCGGTCAACGAGAAGGCGGCAAGTCTGGATGCGCTGATCGACGACTTGCCGGCGCCGGGCTGACCGAAGCGAGCGCCGCGTAGCATGCGCTTGGCGTGCTACGTTGGCGTCTCGTGTGGTGTCTGCGCCGGGTATGCGTACTCGATCAGACAGCCGAAACCGAACTTCTTGGCACGGTCATGAAAGCTCCAGTCGCACGTCCATTCGAACCAACGCTCACCGTTCGATTCTGACCAGCGCCACGCCACCGGCTCACCCTGCACTGCGGGCTGCGCTCGCAACGCTTCTTGCAGTGCGGCTTCGTCATGCCGACCTTTGAAATACGCTGCGTCGTCACCCTTCACTGCGGGCTGCGCTAGTGCCGATAACCGCCGTACTTCGGCCATCAAGTCCCGCACCAGGTAGGATGTGCCCATGTGCATGAACCTGGGCTGTCCGTCGAGTTCCAGCATCAGGAATTTCAGGACGCGATCTTCCAGTGATTCGATTGTGCTCATGGCTTGTCCTGTGCTACCGATGCACCAACGACGCGGGACCGGCGCTGCTCGTGCAGGATGCGCGAATCTTGGCCTATTGCCTTGCCGAGCACTGCGGGCTGCGCTGGAACGCCAGCCACACGCAACGCTGTGTTGATGTTTGCCCATATCTCGTCGAGCATGTCATCATCAAAATAGCCCGTCACGCTCTCTGGCCCGCCAGCACTGAACTCATATTCGCTGCCACGGACGGCGTGGTACATGACCTCTGTAAGCGGCGGCAGTTGAAGGCACGCCACCGGCTCACCCTTCGCTGCGGGCTGCGCTAGTGCCGTGATGTCGCAGAGAGGCCGCATCTCGTAAAGCAGTGGGTCGGTATTGCGCACCGGGTCGGTTACGGCCTTGGCATGGCTGTATGTCGCAGGCGTCCAGTCACCCCAATCGCTGAAGTGGTCCTTCATGTCATGAGCATTGCGCGCAGGAGTCATAACATATCTGAAGCGGATCAATGCCGCCACTGGCTCACTCTCTGCGGGTTGCGAGGGTGGCAAGGCCATTGCAGCATCGTGGCAACCAGACCATTGCGCCACTGGCTCACTCACTGCGGGCTGCGCAGGTGGGTGCGAATACACGGCAGTCCACTGGCCTTCTTCATCGCATTCGTCGCGGGTCTTGACTGCGAGCAAAGCACCTTCGTCGCTCACATCACCGGACCATTCTCGAATGAACGCCACCGGCTCACTCACTGCGGGCTGCCGTAGAACAGGCTCGCCCATGAAAGTCGGGCTTTCGACGGCTTCGCGCAAAGCCCGCGTCAGTTGCCAGATCGTTTCTTCGGCTTCGCTCAACTGCTGAGGCCGCAGCCG